AAAAATAGGGCTTCTATTTTTAAAGTGGCATCACCCTTTCCAATTCATATTATTTCCAATTATCTAACTGGAGTAACATTTTGAGCCAAAATACCACGCATAATCATTACGATTCTTGGAGCAGTTGAAGCCTGAAGCGTAGAAATTGCACCAGGCAATTCAAGACTGATTACGTTGTTTTTTGATCCAACAAGAACGATATTCGGTTCAACTGGATAGTAACCAAATTCAGTTGCATCATTTTGATCAATACCGCCATTGGTTAGAGAACTTGATGAACCTTGCTGGAACATTGGTACATACAAATGTCTGTAAATATCCCAAGATGGAACAATCTGCCTATTATTAACTACAACAGAAAGTTTACCATTGTACAAATTATACAAAGCAGTAGCAGCACCAGCAGTTGAAAAAGTTACTGCATTGGGATAAGTAAACAAAGAAAATGCAGTAGTAGTAGAAGCAGCCGGGGCAGCTACAAAAATACCAATTGAAGAAACTACAAAAGCATCCTGAAGATTCAAAAGATTGTTGGTAGCAAAGTTAGTACCAGCACCAACACTATTAACCAGGATAGGTATCTGATATGATGTTGTTGTAGTACTCATTGCTACTTCAGAACGGATATAAGACTGGCTAAGTACTGCCTGACCAGCAGAAAAACCAGCATTATTTACTAGATTTTTGGCATTATCAAAAATAAGCCTTTGACCATGTTGTGTTGCCATGTTATTTTTTTTTTACAATTTAATTAATAAGCGTATTCTTCATCCATACCAGCAATAACACTCAAGTTGTCTTGAGAATAACCGCTAATTACTGAAAGATCATCACCAGCCATAACGCTAACTGGTATTTGCATTGCTTCATCCATAGCACCCAAAACATTTGTTGCCTGGAGCAGACCAAGACCACCAGCAGCCACCATACCATCACCAATAGACTTTCCGAAAGATCCTTTCAGCAGTTTAGGGAAGAAAGCACCAATAGCAATTACACCAGCACTTTTAATCTTTGGATCAAGATTTGGAAGGATTTTTCCTGAAGATGTCAAAACCCTAGCAGCAGCAGCTCCGACAACTAGTCCAGCAGCATCCATGAAGAACCCTTTTCCAATTGCTCCCATTTTTTTGCCTGAACGGCGTCTACGGGCGGGAGCAGACCTTTTTTTTCTACGAGCCATTTTTTTTTGTTTTTTTTTGTTTTACGGAAAACTATTCCAAGATTTTATTTAGACTTAAATTTTTTTAATACGGAAATATTTTCTTCATACATTTTTATTTCCTTATCTGTAACTTTTTTCAATTTAAAAGTTGAATATGATCCTAAAATTCTATAAACTGCTGGTTTATATGAAATTTTAAAAGCATTTATTCCTTCAATTAATGCTTCTTCAGAATCAGCAAAAAAATTAAGATCATCTCTGAATGGAAATTTTACTAAATATCCACCATATTTAATATTAACTACAACATTTTTCATATATAAAATTTAACGTTTCCAATTTGTTTAAAACCACTAACAACTCTTATATTAACATTATGCGACTTACTATCTTTATGAATATCAGTCATTCTTTTTGATGCAACTTTTTCAAGTGCAGATTTCTTTTTGGGTGTTGCTTTTTTAGATGCTGATTTCTTTTTAACTGCACCTACTTTTTTTACTTCACCACCTTTTGAATAGCTGATTGCAAAAGCCTGTTTAACGGCTTGTGCCTGTGTTAGTGATGGATTTTTTTTGCGAAGTTTTGCAGCTTCAGCAACTACCTTTTTAAACTTTTCTCTTGCTGCTTTTTGTTTTGCAGTCATAATTTATTTTTTTAATTTTTTTTCACACCAGGTGAGCATTTCATTTCCACCCCACAACTGGTAACTAATATATCCGCACTTATCTTTATCCCCAACATAAACTTTTGACCTTTTCAAATATGAATAAATCTTTTTAACAAATTTTTCATTTAGTACCTCTCTATTAATCAACTTAATCCCTGTTTTCACACCAGTTGCATTTTTACAACTACCTTTCATTAAATTCAAAATATATCCTTCACTTGCGTTTTTTGAAGCCTTTGCTGGATAGTTTGAATACATATTAAAGGTGAAGGAAAAGTGGTTATTTTTTACGGCTTATTAAATATATAATTAATGCACCACCAATAACAATGGGCAAATAATTCATTTTTTTAGATCCATCAGGATTAAATTGATCACTATCATTTACAATACGATCAATTTCTTCCTGTGAAGCCTGTTCCATAATTGCATCAGCTTCCAAATTCTTTTCGACTACATTTTTAACTTGTTTTGCCAATACCCTTTTGCCAACTTCACTAATTTCCTTAACATCTATTCCCAATTTTGACAAAAATTCAGCAACTTTTATAAGTATAGGTGCAGATGTAGCAGCAGCAGCAGCAGTACCAGCAGCAACAACACCGATTTGACCTTCACTTGCAAATTCAACATCAGCTCCCAACAATCTTTTCTTTTTTGCACCCTGTTGAGTTTTTCTCAAAAGTTCATTTGGATTACCTCCCAAATTTTTCCACCAATTTTGCGTTTCATCTGCACGGGTATTAAAAGCATTTTGAAGTTTTGTAGCTAATCCCATAAAGTTAAGACCAATCAAAAGCAAAAATGATCCCCTTGCGGGAGCCAATGCAATTTTTAAAACAATTTTCTTTTTTTGGGTTGGTGCAGGAGCAGGAGCAGCAGCAGCAGCAGGAGCAGCAGCAGGAGCAGCAGTAATTTGTTGTGTACTTACTGGAGCTGGTTTTTTCTTTTTAAATAATCCAACCTGGTTGTTATTATTTATTCCTGAAACAGAATATAATGGCATATTTGGTTCTTTATCTATTTTGTGGTAGTAAGTTTTTCTTTCATCAAATTTTGACAAAACTGGATCTATAAAATATTCGTTACCATCCTGATCCTGGATAACTGCAAAAACATGATGTGGAATTTCATCCAGCAATTTATAACTGGCAAACCTATAATAAATTTTATTGTTAATCAGTCCTTTGCGTTTTAGGCTATCTAAAACACCCATGATAAACAATGCATAATTTTTACAATCGTTTTTTCCTAGTGATAAAATTGCACTAGGACTCATTATACGTTGATTTTTATCTGATTCTATTTTGTACCGAACATTTTTTTTGAGAAATTCAAAAAGTTTTTTTGCAGTTTGTACACCATCACCACTATAAAAATCTTTGCTAATTTTATCGTATTCACTTGCATATAGTTTATGAGCGGAAAGCATTGCAGAAATTATGTCAGGCACTTGTTGATCCCTGACAAGCATTTTGGAGTTACCTCCAAAACTTTTTAATCTACCCAAAAGTAAATTTTTCTGCATTAAATCAAATTAGCTTGATAGTTAAATGGCACTACTATACCATCAAAATTACCAGTTCCCTTTATCGTGTATCTCAAACCCTTTTGCAACCAACCTTTTGTGGTGATCAGTTGCAAAATTCCAATTGTCGGTGATGCTTGAATTTTTAATTCAGATTCTGACCTGGCAGCTATTTTTTGTTCACCAAAACTTGAAAAATCAGCAACTAATTTATTCCCTAAATATACTTCACCAGTAATAGCCGATATTTTTGCAGTTTGTCCAGTTGGATTCTGTACGCCAAAAATTAATTCAAATTTTTTATTTGCAAATCGAATTTTTTTAAATAGCAATTTTGTTTTTTGTGCCAACTGGCTTTTGCCTAAAAAATACCAGCCTGTTAACCCTGCCAAACCTATTAAAATCCAATTTTTCATTTTCAAAATTTTCAAATAATAAACCAAAATTACTGAAAAATATTCAAAAAAAAAAAATTAGGTCGGACTAGGTCAGAAACAAGGTCAGTTTATAGGTACACCCGTACCCTTATAGGGTACGGGTGTCCTACCCATGTTTCCTGAACCAAATTGACCATCACAAAAAGTGACCTAAATTGACCAAAAATCATCTAATTCACTTTTCCTTCACCTTTAGCAATAAAAAAGGGGCAAATTGCCCCTTTTGTGTTTGTATCTAGTGTTGGTGTTAATCAGGATGCCCCTGTCACGTATTTTCGTGCCTCAAATTCCTTTGTTTGTTTGCAATATAGGTTGACGTACCATGCACCACTTTTTGTGGCAAATTTAAGCAGATTATTGACGTTGTTAATATTCCGATATTTTCTTGGTGTTATACCAGTTTCAGGTTTAAAAAAAATAATGGCAGTGTAAAGTTTCATATTATTAGAAATTTTCTATTTTTGCAATGAAGGGAAAGTGGTTTTTCGTTGGAAAGATCATTTGTCAAGGTAGGATCAGGAAACTGATCCTATTTTTTTTTATACAAATCACCAATTTTAATTATTGATCCATCCATAATCCAATCCTTTATTACTTTTTTACAAGTTGTTGTACCTTTTCCAGTAAATTCCTCTAAATCTGAAAGAATTTTTGTATAAGGTTGATTTTCAAATAAAATTTTATTAAGTAAACTAGTTTTTTCCATTCCAAAAATATAGGAACCTGATTTTTCCTGGATGTTATGTGCTTGTGTCCAGGTGTTTCCTGAATAGTAAATGGAAATAGGATTAAATTCATCAGATGACCTTAAAAATGTAGCTGATAGATCAATAGTTTTATTTTCTTTATTCTTTTCAATTTTCAATACTGATTGTGCTTTACGATCTAAGTAAGATCCTATATGACCAATAGAATTTTGCTCCTTTTTTCCTAAATGCAAAACACAAAGTATTAGCAAATTGTGAATTTTGGTAATTTTTTTTAACCATTGAATAAGAAAAAAACTTTGCTCAACTGAATTAAAATCAGAAATAAGATCCAATATTCCGTCCAGGACTAAAATTGAACAATCAGGATTTTCAACCAAATAAACTTCAATCATTTGTTGAATCTCATTTGGTGAATCTTCCCTAAATAAAAAAGAATCAAAATTATGTGGTAAAAAATCAGATATTATTTGTGTTCTAATTCGTTCTAGCACCCTATAATAATCAAAATCTGAAGATTCCGTATCAATGTAGCAAATACGTTTACGATTTTTTGGAAAGTTTAATTTCATACCAAAAATATCCCATGTTGTGAAAGCTGAAGCAATAGCAGATGTAATAAAAGTTGATTTTCCTGCTTTAGGTAACCCCTGAAAACAAACAAAACTTTGCAGACAACCTATATTTTTTCCATCAATTGTGAAAATAATATCTTCTTCAGGTGGCTGGTAGTTTTGTTTATATTTACGGGATAACAATTTTTCGTGTAGATCATTTGTCATTGGTTTACACGTTTTAAATTGTTACTATACCACTTTCCTTTTCACTTTTATTTTCTAAATAACTACAAAATTCTTCTGCAATTTTATATGATTCATTTATTATATAAGTTATATCTTCTTCAAAAAGTTCAGATATATCCTTTTTTCTCAATTGTGCAGATAAAATGTTTAAAGCAGCAATTTCAAGTTTTGTCATTCCTGCCATTAAAATTACTTGTCCAAATTTGTCCTGCATTGGGTGTACTGGCATTGCTGGTAGATCTTTGTTTTTTTGCATTTTTTATTTGATTAATGGTTAAACAATAGGGGCAATTTGGTTTACCCTCTTTGCCCCTGTGGATTGTAATTGTAAAGAATTTGCGACAATTAACGCATTTCATTAATATACTATTGGTTTTTCACTTTGGAAATTAATTTCTAATTTCTTGAATTTTGTCAATATACTTTACAAAATCCTCACTAGCATATTTTATAGAATATCTATTTAAAAAATAAACCTTAAATAAACCCAATGATGCTATTTCATTATCTGAAAATAAAATAAAAGGTTCAGGATTAATAAAAACTTCAAAATAAATTTTTTTGCCATTAACATTAATAATCTTCATAAACTAAAATTGGAGTTTTAAATTTTGTATATCAGTTCTCATTTGATCTATCATTGCTTCTAAAAGTATCCTCAATTCCGTTTCCATATTGAATGGACTATCTTTTGGGTAAAGCGAATAAAACCTACCATCAGCAAAAAAGTGAATTTGTATATTGCTAAACTTTTTAGATTGTGTAATTTTTTCTAAATTATCAATCTTTTTTTCAATAAAAATAATTTCTTCAAATATTTCCCGAATATTATTTTCCATTGTTGACCATAATTTTTTTTTGATAAAATAAGCCAAATTCAAATCCCATTTTTAATAAATGATAATCACTCTCATAATATAAAATGAATTTACTATCATCATTAAAAATTTTTTCATGTCTGATCATATAAATATGCAGGAATTGTTCCCAGTATCTATCATGATCATATTTTACAATGATTGTTGCCATAATCAATAAAATTCAGGATTATGGGCTTGAATGTTGCCTAAAATGCACAATAAAATCAAAAGCAGGATAAAAACGATAATCTTTTCGTTCTGAAGATAGAAATTGATAAATTCCTTAAACATTGTTTTTCGTTTAAAAAGTTAAAAATCATTTGTCAAAACGAATCTATATACTTTTTTTTAAATAAAACAAATTTTTGGGCAAAAAAAAGGGGAATATTAAAATATTCCCCGTCAAAACATATCACCTATGATCCATCTTATGTTAAAAATAGTTCCCTTTCAAGTATTCTTCTATTAGTTAACCCCTTAACCTCAACACCCTTTACTTTATTCCATCTTAAAAACTGATCAGCAATTGCGACCTTATCAGCTTTTTGATTAAGCAAACGCAATAAAGTACTTAATTGAAAGGCACCTAATCCAATGTTATAAGCTAATGATGTTAAAGCAGCCAATTGATTAGTATTAACTGGTACCTTAATCAGTTTTTTGATAGCAAATTGTCTTTGCTCAATATCCTTTTTTAACCAAGCTAATGCAGTTTCTTTTGTTATTACATCACCTGGTTTTACGGATTGACCAGTAAATGGATTTTTTGTTGATCCATAACCTATTGTCCAAATACCACCAGTATCCTGGTAGGATTTTAACCTTAATCCTTCAAAATCAGCTATTAATTTTAATGCACTCACTTTTTTTGATATTAAAAGCAGCAATACAATTGCAGCAATTATGATATATTTTTTAGTGGGTGTCATGATCTTTAGCCAATAAGCCAAGAACCATTGTTGCCAATCCTGAAACTGCCATAACCCAATCACCTTTTTGAATTGCATCTATCATAAAACCCAATCCAGCAATTGATCCAACAAATGAAGTTTTAATGTTTTTTAAAATGTGTTTCATTATTTCTTTTTTAATTGTTTTATACCAACGGCAATTGAAATACCACATGAAATAGTGGATGCAGCTAGAAAAATGATATTACTGATATCTGAAATATCTTGTACACCAATTAGACCAAAAAATATTGTTCCAATTGTGGCAATATATGTAGGCTCAGTTTGATTCATTAACGCTTTCATCTTTTTTATTAAAGTGTTTTGCGATTATATCAAATGCTTGAATGATTGTATATGTTTCATTCAAATTCGCAAAATTACCTTTTTGTACTCCTAAATCCAATGCAGCTTTTACAATTTCTAATGCTTGTTTTTCGTTCATTTTGTCAAATTTTTATATATTAAATAATGGTTAAAGAAAGTTCAGCAGCTATCCAAAAATAAGCATCATCATTAATATCAGGATTTGCATTCCAATCAATATATGTTTGACCATTCATTGTCAAATTACCTTGTGAAACTTGCACACCTGGTTTACCTGGTTCAGATCCTTCAGTAAATATACCCCACCAAAAAGTTGCAAAAGTACTCAAATCATCTTTAATAATGTAGGCATCTAAATATTGAGCCGTCAATGATTGTCCGTCATACCATACGGAAACTGGTTGAATTTGTTTCATTTCTATTTATTTATGGATTTAATAAAGCTATTTTATATGATGTACCATCAACATTTATAATCAAATAATTTCCTGAACTGACACCAGCCGTACCACTTGACTGACCATTAACCCTAATTGCACCAGTTACTTGTAATATTTGTCCAGTATCAGTAGTACTATTCAACATTAAATTACCAGCTAAATAGTTACGATCATTAATACCCTCCTGGTAAATACCCCAACGATTTGTAAATGTAAATGTATGGCTATATGCTCCAGTATCATTAATTAATAACTGATAAGCATTTGGAATAACTGGTGTAATAGTGCCTGTATTATCATTATAATAACCACCAATTTGTATTCCTGACATATGTGTTATTGTACCACTATTTGTACCCTTAAATACATTTTGTGTAAATAATTGGCTTATTGTTCTAACTCCTGGTGATGCTTGTGTTGCAGTCAATGTTAATCCAGCAGAATTAAATTGGTACTTATTAAAAGCATATATATTAGCAAATGAAGTTGAAGCTGGAACACTTTGTGAAGATGATATTCCGTTATCTCCTGTGCTTACATAATTGCATATTCCCGAACTAGCTGAAATTGCTGAATTAATAGTTAAATTTTTAACTATTGCCAAAGATTGTATTGTTCCAGTAGTATAAGATTGTGTATCAGTAATTTTAGCAGTACCCGTTACCTGAAGGCGTTCGCCTGAGTCGGTAAAAGTGCCTCCGTTTTGGATCAATACGTTACCTGTGCTATTTACAATCCGCATCCTTTCAGTAAGGGATGTAGTAGTAACAAATTTTATATGAGCGTTTGCATTGTTACTACTGGCTAAAAAAGCAAACCCGTTTGCAGTTGTACATACAACACTTACTGTATTTCTAAAAGATGTGCCAGCGAATGTGCTACCAAATATTTGAAATGCCCCCCCTTCATTAACATCATTATAAATTGCATTAGTAACACTTCCACTTGCGGTTAAGTTTCGTACATAAATACCCACATCACCATTAGCAGCAGATGTTTTTATAATACTTAAATCATTTGTAGGTGTATTTGTGCCAATCCCTAGCCTACTATTAGTTGAATCCCAAAACATCCCGGTAGCGGAACTGAATGTAACATTACCATTTAATAATGAACTACCAACTACCTGAAATTTTTGTCCAGTATCAGTATTTGATCCAACTGCAAAATTACCATTAGAAAATAATGTTGCATGTGCAGTAGAACTAGCACCAGCAGCAAATTTTATTTTTCCTGTTGCAACTTCATTTTGTAAAACAATATCACCAAAATTTGCATTAGATAAATAACCATCTAAAGCAGATATAGATAAATAACTTGTTGAAGTTGATGAATATTTTCCAATATTCATTGTTCCTGATGAAGCATCACTATCTAATCTTATTCCAGCTTGAGAAGATGTTCCAGCAGTTGTATTGCTTATTTGTAAACTAGTAATTCCGTTTTTATTATCACTAATTTGTATGTTCGTTTGTGGAGTTATTGTTCCTATTCCTAATCTACCAGCAGCAGTTAAAATCATTTGTGCAGTAGATGATCCACCAGCAGCAAATTTTATAATTCCTGTAGCAAAATCATTTAAAATTGAAATATCACCACTTGTATTAGTATTATATATTGCTAAATCATTGCCTACAAATATTTTATAAGTTGTATATATACTGGATAATTTTGCAAATTCACCATAACTACTAGCATTAGTTGTTTGTAATTTTAAAAAACTATTTGCAGCAGTACCACTTGTATTATTACTTATAGTTAATCCAGTAGCAGCATTTTGATTTAATGGTAATGTAATATTACCTACAAAATTACTAGTACCAGTAACTTGAAATTTTTGTCCAGTATCAGTTGTTGATCCAATAGCAAAATTACCATTAGAAAATAATGTTGCTTGAGCAGTAGATGATCCACCAGCAGCAAATTTTATTTTTCCTGTTGCAACTTCATTTTGTAATACAATATCACCAAAATTTGCATTAGATAAATAACCATCCAAAGCAGATATAGATAAATAACTTGTTGAAGTTGATGAATATTTACCTATATTCATTGTTCCTGATGAAGCATCACTATCTAATCTTATTCCAGCCTGAGAAGATGTTCCAGCAGTTGTATTACTTATTTGTAAACTAGTAATTCCGTTTTTATTATCAGCAATTTGTATATTAGTTTGTGGAGCATTTGTTCCTACACCTAATCTATTATTTGCACTATCCCAAGAAAAACTTGCTTCACTTCCAATAGTATTTGTAGCAGTACCAAAAGCAACTTGACCAGTATTTACAAAACCACTAATAGTACCACCTCCACCACCACCACTTAATAGATCCCATGCAGAACCAGTATCTCTATATATTTGTAGTGTATCAGTTGAAATAAATATTCTTCCAGCTATACCAAAATTTGGTCTATTTGCAAAAATATCAGAATTGAACATTGGAGTTCCTTTCTGATTCAATATAGAAAGATCCAATGTGATCATTATATGTAAAGTTTTCTTATTACGATAAGTAAATTACCAGTATTTATAGGTGTAGCAAATGACAACTGATATTGTGTAGTGTCAATTTCACCCCTATTTCCTGTTATACGCAAAGATTGATTTGGCTGCAATGGTACATCTGCTATTACCAATGCAGTTGTACCACCATTGATAAAAGTAATTTCATTACATTCTGATCCAATGTTGGCAGTAGTATAAAACACTTTTGTTTCAACATAATATTTTTGAAAAACTTCCCCTGTTGATTTGCTAAATCCATTTTCCTGTTCATACATTCGCCTATTTGACATTTGCTTATTATAAGCCAATTTCAAATTATCTGCCTGTATTGTATCCCTTAAATCAATCTTTAAATGCTTAGGATTCATAATTTATAAATTTAACACATATCAGGAAATTGACCAACTCCGCGAAGAAATGATCCTTTACTTAATGCAGCAGAAGCAGCCTTTTGTTGAGCAGTCAAAGTTGGTTTTTTCTTAAATAATGAAAAAATTCCTTTTGCTACTGGTAAAGCCTTTTGAATTAAAGATGGTTTAGCAAATTGTTCAGCAGTAATTTTTTGTGGTTCAGGAACAATTATTTTATAGCCTTTTGGCTTTTTTTTCATTGATAGCAAAGCTATTGCTCCACCAGCTAACAATACATAAATTAACGCTTTATTTTTCATTTTCTACTTTTAATATAAGTGGCTATCAAATATGCACCAACACCATAAATTAAAATCCATTTTCCATATTTTTCAATATAAAATGGAATTGATCCTTTTTGCTCCTTTTGTAATTTTTCAGCTTGTTGCTTTTGCTCCTGTACTGCCTGTTGAACATCACCACTAAATTTGAATGAATCAGCAGTATGTAAAATGTAATAAGGTTTATTTGTAAAATCAATAAACTGCCAATAAACATTGCCACCACGTTGAATATAAGAATAAACTTGACCCACCGGTGACCCGGCAGTTATTGTTCCAATTTTTACCAATGATGAATTTAACCTGGTTAATTCTTTTTTGGCAAAAAGTGTTTTTCCTATAATTTTATCAGCACTTATTTCAGGCATATTATTTTCTTAACATTTTAAGCAAAAAGTTAAACTGCATAGAATCATTTTCAGCCATTTCACAAAGCAATTCAAGATCATCAGCTAACTGATCATCTACCAATTTAAGTCTTTCAATCGCATTATAAATACGTTCTTCTATTTCAATTTCATTTGTCATTGTATCATTTTTTATACCAGCTACATGTGTAACTTTTGTTGGTGCAAATAAGCTGGATAATTGTGAAAGTATCATTGTTTGGACTTGTGGTTGTTTCATCAATCCAGCTAAAAAATTTTCTTCTTCAGGTTCATCATCTTCATCATCATCCATTTCCTGTTGCATTTTTAATGCAGCAATTTCAGAACGCAAAGCAGATATTTCATTCATCAAATTGGGTTGATTGGTATAACCCATTTGATTCATTGGATGGTATGAAATTGGATTAAATGCAATAGGTCTAAAATGAGTTACAACCATTCCAGTATCCTTTTTTTCAAAATAACCCGATTTTGGCATTTTAGGATGTATTCGCAAAGTTAATGTTGCTTCCACACCTTGTTGTTCTGCCATTCTCAAATTATTTTCTAGGTGTTCTCTAGCTTCATTTTCATCAACACCGCTATAATAAAAAAGTATATCTCCTTTTGCATCATTAACTGACCAAAATGTTGTTTTAGCATTTTGATCATACCATTGCATCACTGCATCAGTTCCAGTTAAAAAAGCCTTATTAGGATTTGCCATACAATTATATTAAAGGTGAAGTGAAAGTGATTTTAGGCATAATAAACACCAAAACAAACGCTAAAATTACTACCACTAATTGAAGAATATGCAGTTGGCGTCTGAATATATGATTTGCTCCAAATAATTTGTTGTCCTGCAAATGGTGTAATATCAAAACTAAATGCAGCAGTAGCAGCATTTGAAACAACTCTATTAAGTTCCAATACTGGTATTCTATTAACTGATTCTTTATCATTGTAATAAAGTACCAAATAAGTTGTTTTCAAATTGGCTAATGTCAACAAAGCATTACCACTTAAAACGGAATTTGTAATTGTATCAGGAGTATAACAAACCAAATTTAGCAATGATACAAAACGCAATTGCGGTTGATCAGGGAAGTAGAAACGGGTTCCAGTTGATGATTGTGGAACAACTACTTCTATAAATTCATAGTTCTGAACTTTGTTCATTTCTTTTATTTTAGAACATAAAAAATAGGGCTTCTATTTTTAAAGTGGCATCACCCTTTCCAATTCATATTATTTCCAATTATCTAACTGGAGTAACATTTTGAGCCAAAATACCACGCATAATCATTACGATTCTTGGAGCA